AAGTTGATAATACAACTTGTAAGGTCTCAACTATGATGTTTAGTGAAACGGAAAAGGGAACATTTTTGGGTTTAATTTTAGATGGTACTATTTTAGGTGGACGTGGAATAATAGAAACAAAAGAGGACTAATATGGCTAATTCTAAGTGCAAATTATGTCATAAGGTTTTAGATAAATCATCTGCATATATATATCAAAAAACTGTATCATCGCCTAAAATGTATTTTTGTGATCAATCGGAATTTGATATATATATTGCAGAGATTAATCGTGTTAAATTAGAAAATAAAAAGAAATATAAACCAGATAAAGTTAAGTCAGATGGAACACCAAACCCACGTAGAATCTTGACCGATGCTATTCAATCTATATATTTAGAAAGTGGATATAAAAATTCAGATATTCCTTGGAAACTTATAACTGCGGTCATAAAAAACCTAATAGATAATTATAAGGATTATGAGGATGAACCATATAGCGAAAAGGGTATTAAGAGTTGTTTAGAATATATGAAAGATATAGAAGAGGTTAATTTATTTGATGACGCATCTAATACCATACTAGCACTTGTTCCGTTTAGCTATGATAAAAATAAAAAATATCGTTATTGGTGTATTGATATTAAACAAGCTGTTAAGAACTTTAATTTTGATGATAATGTGGTCGTGGTTAAGAAGAATATAAATAAAAATATGATTGAAGAATTAGATATGGAGGATTAATATGGAATGTGAGCATTGTGATTATGTGTGTGATACTCCGCTTGGTAGTTACTGTACATTAACAAACGAACCAGTTGAAACAACAGATTGTCATTATCATGATAAAGAGCAAATGGAAGAAGATCAGACGTGGTTAATTAGGCAAATGAGATGAAGAATTAATTAAGAAAGTTGAATAAAATATATGAGAATAAAATCATTAGATGTTCCATGTAAATGTATAAAAATTGGTACTCCGTATGACGGATATGAATTTGATTGTGAATATGAAAATAGTTGTGAATTTTCATGTGATGATTGTGTTTGTAATTTTGGAAATATGAATCCCATAACTGGAAAAGAAATAAATCCAATTTTGAAATTTATTCAGAATAAACAAGCAATTAAATATTATAAGAACAAATATAAATAGAAAAGGAGATATAAAATGTGATTGATATAAAAGAAAAATTCTATAATATTATGGAAACTGAATTAGAAGACGGACTTGATGAATTAATTCAAGAATTAGAAGATATATTAAATTCCGAAAGAGAAAATGAAAACATCAAGAATTATAAATATACAATTGATACAGATGTATTTGATAGCCCGGGATTAGATATTTATTCTGTTTCTATTTGTTGGATTGATAGTAAAGATAACTTAGAAATAGCAAGTTCTAGTTATTATAGAGACTAAATAAAAATAATCAAGAAAGGTGGTATAACTTTGTTATATAACCATAATGCCGCGAATGGATTACTTGCATGTATGATATCTGATACGAGTCTTGCAAACAGTAAAAAATATCCACTAGATAAATCTGATTTTAGTGAATGTCAATTACACAGTATTCTATATACCACTCTGCATAATCTAAATATTAAACAATGTAAGGTTGCAACTATTGTTGATATTGATTCATATATTAAGCCATGGACTGCAAAATACAATGTATTTATTGATAATGGTGGAATAGATTATATTAATACTATTATGCAGTTAGGAGATATGGAAAATTTTGAGTATTATTATAATTGTGTAAGAAAGATGTCATGCTTGCGAGATATAAAAAATGATGGTGATGACCTATCTAATTTTTGGGATGAATTGAAATCAGATGAAGATAATTATGCAAAATTAGATCAATATACATTGGAAGATATTATAAATTATTATGACACTAAAATTATGAAACGTCATAGAAAATATTTTGTAGATAAAGACGACGATACCACAAGAAAAAAAGCAGGAGATAATGGATATAAAATTTTACAATCTTTTAAAGAATCTCCTAAAATAGGATTGAGTTTTGAGAGTAAATATCTTACAACATTATGGGATGGATTTCTAAAAAAGAATTTATATATAAGAAGTGGTGATACGTCAAGTGGTAAATCTCGTAGTGTAATTGGTGATCTAGGGTGTATTTGTGCTAATGAAATATATGATATAGATAATAATAAATGGGTTGAAAATCCAAATGGGAACAATAAAGGATTATACATTGGATGCGAAATGCCTTTGGATGAACAAGTAGACCCCATGATGTGGGCGTATATATCAGGCGTAGAGACATCAACAATAACTAAAGGTAGATTAACGGATGAGACAGAACGTAGAGTAAAAAAGGCTATAGACGTTATAAATGATGATTCTATTTGGTTAACAGATATGCCAACTTTTAATATAAAGAAGATAGAAGAAGAAGTTGCATTTTACAAGAAAGAATTCAACATAGAATACTTAGGGTTCGATTATCTGTTAATAAATAATGCACTAACAAAAGAATTTGTAGAAAACAGAGGTAAATCTACAAGTGCCAGAGGAGATGAAATATTAGTACAACTTAGTTCTGAATTAAAGAACATTTGTAAAAAATATGATATTGGCATAATAACAGCGACACAGGTAAATGCAGACATAAAAGATTATAAGATGAGAGATTATCAGGTTCTTAGAGGTGGTAAAAGTATTTCAGATAAAGCAGACTGCGGATCTATATCAATGCCTATTACTCCGCAAGAATTAACATTAGTTGAACCATTTCTTGCAAGGCATGTGGGAGAATATGATCCTAAAAATTTATTTGTAGAAACAGTATATAAATCAAGAGATTCAGAATATCCAAAAGAATGTAAAATTTTCAGTGATTATAATTTAGGAAATATGAGGAGAAAAGAATTATTCGTTACAGATAAAAACTTTAAACCAATAAATATAAAAAAGACTGAGATAGTTGTAAATAGATGTTGACACCATAACCCTTACTATGATATAATCACTATATCGGTAAGGGTTATTTAATTTATATAATAAGGAGGATATAATGGATAAAAGCGGTTATATAATCACAGATGGAATACGATATATTGTTTGTGATCAAAATGGTGGAAGTATTACAACTACTGCTGATTTGGCTACAACGTGGATGAAACATGATAGTGTACAAAATGTTTTAAATTCAATAAAATCTCCGAAAAACAAAAGTATTACATATGGCGATATGGCACAAAGAAAGAAATTAAAGATAGTTGAAATAGGATCTGAAAATATAAAAGGAGAAAATAAAGTGGGAGAATATAAATTAATGCCAATGATTGAAGCAATTGACGAATCCGCATCATCTGAATTTATAGAATGTGAGGATATTGATATTGTTCCACCAGTTGATGAATTAATTAATATCTTAGATAATCTTCCATATAAATTAGATAACGAAAATAATAAATTAACCAATCAGTTGAGGGACGTGTCTATGGCTATTACTGATATTTATCATTACCTTGAATTGACAGATAAAATTTCAGCAAGTGACAGATGTAAATTAAGTATGCTAGAATCTGATTTATTAAAGAAAAGAAGAAAAATAAAAGATGATATGTATACAATAAAGAATATTAAAGAAATGCTAAATAATGGATTTGTTAAACCGGAAGTAACACCACAGGAAGATAGAAAATATGCACCAAGAATTTTAAATGAACTATTTGAGAAACACGATATTCCTAAAGTTGGAACAGGATTATTTAGTAAAATTCTACAAGGGTTTAAAAACTAAGATATAACGAAGCAAAGGAAATATAAGATATGATGGAGACTACTGAGTACGAACTTTATATTCAATTTATAGAAGATGTTTTATATAATTTAACAACTACATCTGATTATATGACAGTTCTCGACTCGTTAGATATTCCACACAAAGGAAATAGAGTTAAAGGGGGTTGCCATGATGATTTAGATAAGTTGCCACAAGCTGGATATCATGTTAAATTTGATGAATACAAGAGATTATTCTATTGTCATAGTATTTGTCAATGTGGCTATAACCTTTTAACTTTCGTTGAAAAAGTATTCAATGTAAGGGGCGAAGATAAATCTCGCAACGATTGTTTAAAATATATTTGTAATGTATTGGACATCCCATTTAATTTTAAAACAAATGATACTAAACCCAAGACGGATTACAATTGGAGGAAAGAATTATCAAAATACTTACCTAAACAAGATAGAATAGAAGAATTAACAGTATATGATGATGAGATATTAAATAGGTTAGAATCATTATATCATCAATCATTTATAGATGATAATATATCTATTTCTACAATGGAAAAATATAGATTAAAATATTATCGTTACGCACAGCAAATTGTAATTCCAGTGTATGATGATGAGGGAAATTTTGTAGGTGCACATTGCAGAAATTTAAGACCAGAATTAATTGAACTTGGATTAAAATATATCCCATTAAAAACTTTAAACGGAAAGGAATATAAGTTTCTTACGAGTCAAGTTTTATACGGATTAAACACGAATAAGGATAATATAATCAAGACTAAATCAATTATTCTTGGAGAAGCACCTAAATTTGTAATGCAGATGGAAGAGATATTAGATATAAATATATCAGTTGGTATGTTTGGTATGACATTAAAAAAATCACAAAGAAATTTAATATTAAAATATGAAGTAAATACTGTATATATAGCACTTGACAAACAATATAAAACGATGTATTATGGTGATATTAAAACGAAAGAATTCGAAGATTATGAAAAAAAAGTATATAAAATATATGATGAGTTAAAAAATTTTGTACCAAATATTTATGTGATATGTGATGATGGGGAGATATTAAATTATAAAGATAGTCCGAGTGACCACAAAAAGAAAATATGGGATAAACTATTTGAGAAAAAGGAGAAATTATGAGCATTGTAATTAAAACAACAGATATTAAATTTTACGATAAGGAAACAGGAGAGGAAATTCCTCCATATATTCCAGCAAAAGAAGATGAAAAAGTAGAATTAGAACGAGAAAGATTAAAAAAATTAACAGGATATTCTTTTCCAGAATTGTGTCCTAATTGTGGTAAATATTATGAAGGGTATGATGGACATTATGAAATAGATGGAGATTTTAGATGTGAAAATTGTATGAAATATGATGATAAATTAAAATTACCATTCTTTGCACCAGAAATTCCATCATATGTAGAGGGAGCTACTAGACGTTTCTTTACATTTAAAGATTCAAGTGATTTATATAACAAAATGAAAAGTAGATTACATGATGGAGAAATATTAGTAAAAAGCAACAATATGATTATGTCACAATCTATTAATAGAGTCTATTGGTGGGTAGAAGGATATATAAATAATTATGATATTGGATTGTTAGACATCCCAACATTTAATTCTAATATTTATAATGGTGATGGAGATGTAGTTGAAGAAAAATTAAATAAATGGATTGAAGATAAAACTATAATTAAAGGAATTAAGAATGAAAACTAATCAATTATATTCTGATATATCTGATATTACAATTGAATCTTATCTTAATAAATATGGTATCACAGATATATCGGAATATTTGCATCCAACTGGTAAATATTTAGAAGATCCGATGTTATATGATAATATGGATAAAGCTATAAAAATATTTAAACGTAATTATGAACTAAAAAGTGATACTTATATTTTATGTGATAGTGGTGATTCAGATGGAATTTTATCTACAACTATTATATATAAATATATGAAATTGTTAAATAAAAAATGGAATATAAAAATATTGATTCATAATGGAAAGGAACGAGGACTAGATGACGAATGTCTTATGAATAGATGCGTCAATAATCCAAGACCGTTATTAATCATACCTGACGCAGGAACTAATAATAAAGAACAAGTCAAAATGTTAAATGATTTAGGAACTGATGTTATTATCTTAGATCATCATAATCTTACTGATCCGGTAGAACAAAATGATAAAATAGTATTAATTTCAGATCAAATAGGATCGGTTGATAGATGTGGCTCAGGCGCAATGGTTACGCATCATTTTGTCAGAGCATTAGATATAGAATTTGAAGTACAATATTCTAAACAATTTATAGATATTGCATCATTATCAATTATGTCCGATGGTATGGATATAAAATCAATGCAGAATAGAACGTATATGTATTATGGAATAATGGGTGGATTAAAAAGAATTAACAATAAATTTCTTAAACTTATGATTACAGAATTATTAAAAGAAGATTATCTTCAAAAGGATATTAATTTTACTCTTGTTCCTAAAATAAACTCAGTTTGTAGGGGTGATGATCAGCAACTTAAACAAGATGTAATATGTTCGTTTATTGGATTACATAATAATGATAAAATGCTTGATGTATTATTCAAGATGAAATCTGCGCATACTAATCAGCAAAATCTTGTCAATAAATTTATAGAAGAAAATATAGATAAAATTGATACATCAAATGATATAATTATATATGTAAGTGATGAAGTTCCTAGAACGTACAGTGGACTGGTAGCAGGAAAGATTAAAGATGCTTTTGATAATAAACCAACAATTATATCATATGATTATAAATCAAGTGATGTGAGTATAGGATCTCTGAGATCAGATGTTCCACTACAAGAAATATTAAATGATTGTGAATATGTAATCTGGAGTAGGGGTCACTCTTGCCAGTGTGGAATTAAATTTAAGAAATCTAATATACAGAACATCATAGATTATATAAATGGTCTTAAAATTGATTATAAGGCTGATAGAGACGTATTAATTAGTTGTATGGTAAATTCTATACCAAATGAATTATATGGTCTATTTGAGCCTTATATGAGGCTATTTGATGATAACCATTTAAAATATCCATTGATTCATATTAAACAATTTAAAGTAAATAATTTTAACATAACAGTTGGTAAAATGAGTACGATTAGATTTAAAATTGGTGATATTACATTTATAAAATTCTTTTCTAGTAAATCAGATAAATTACGATTACATTTAGACACGGATGATAAAATTGATATGAATGTAGAAATTATAGGTGAACCAGTTTGGAATATATATAAAGGTAAAAAATATAAACAGATTATGATTAAATATTTTGAAGTATCAGAATATAAACAACCAAGACAACCAAGTTTTGAAGATATATTTGGATATAATTAAAATTTTATGTTGACAAGTAAAAATTAACGTAGTATAATATGAAATATAAACAAGTGGTGCATGGTGTTAGTCTAGCGCAGACCTCTTAACTCTGTGCGAATCGGAGGACATATTAATAATATGGTAGGGTGGTATCCCAGATAATAAGAAAAACAATAGGTTCAAATCCTATCGCCACTTGATTTAAAAAAATAAGGAGAAAATAAATGAATTCAAATGAAATTACTGCATATAAATGTTATATTTGTGGAACGACATATATCAATAAAGAATCCGCAGACAATTGTTGTAAACCTAAATATTGCGAGAATTGTGGGTCGGAACTTACAAAAAATCGAAGTTATTTTACAATATGTAAATCATGTGAAGAAAAACAAGAATTTGATAAAGCTAAAAAATATTCCTATGATGAATATATGAAATTACACAAAGATGATTGCTACACTTTATGTATTTTAGATAATTTTTATACAGATATTGATGATTTATTTGATCAATTAGATGAGGATGATTTTAATGAAATTGAATATTGCAATGGTATATATAAAGATGAAGTAAATTTAGATGGAGATTCTATTATAGAGGAATTGGAAGAAAATTCTGAAATTGAAGATTGGGAAGTTGACGAAAAAGGAAGAAAAGAAATGATTGATTTCATAGATCAATGGAATAAAAAATATGGTACAGTAAGATATAATTGTGATGATGGAGTTATTGTATTGATTAATAAAAAGTTAAAGGAGGAATATAAATAATGGAAAGAGCATTGGCTCATATTGAAAAAGTAGAATGGATCAGACCAATTGAAGGCGCAGATAATATTGAATTAATTGGGATTTTAGGATGGATCTGTATTTCTAAGAAAGAAGAATTTAAAGTAGGCGATTTAGCAGTATATATTGAGATTGATAGCAAGTGTGATGAAAAAGATGAAAGGTTTACATTTTTGGAATCTAAACATTATAAAATCAAGACGATGACGATGAAACTTGGTAAATTTAATGTTATTAGTCAGGGACTTGCTATGCCGATCTCATTATTTCCAGAATTATCTAATAAAAAGATAGGAGATGATGTAACAAAAGAACTCAAAATTACGTATTCTTCTGTTGATGATATTCAGAGAAAATCAGATGGCATAAGCAAAGATGGCAAATACCATGCTATGGTTAGTAGAAGACCAGATATTTTTAAAAGACCATTCGTAAAGAAGATTATGAAATATAAGATTGGTCGCAAATTTATGTTTCTTTTATTTGGTAAAAAGAAAGATAATCCAAAAAAGTTTCCAGACTGGATTATTAAAACAGACGAAACAAGAATTGAAAATGTTCCATTTCGTTTACAATCAACAGAAAAATGGATTAAGACAGAAAAACTTGATGGCACTTCCTGTACCTACGCAGTCAATAAAATTAAAAATGATAAATATGAGTTTATTGTATGTAGCAGAAACGTAAGGCAGAGAGATAGAGATCAGGAATGTTATCATGAATCTAATATTTATTGGGATATGGCTGATAAATATGATATTGAGAATGTATTGACTAAACTAGCAAAAGAGACTAATTCAAATAGAATTGTATTGCAAGGTGAAGGTGTTGGAAATGTACAAGATAATCCATATAAATTAAAAGAAAATGATCTGTTTGTGTTTAATCTTATTATCAATGGAATTCAATATGGAACATTGGAAATGGCTGAGTTTTGTAAATCAAATGGATTAAATAACGTTCCAATTATTGATACGGAATATACGACACCTGATACCATGGAAGAGATTAAACTTGAAGCTGATGGATACAGCGTTCTTAATCCTAAAGTTAAAAGAGAAGGATTTGTATATAGAAGTATGGGTGGATCTGAGAGTTTTAAAAATGTATCAAGAGAATATTTATTAAAACATAATGGTTAAATTATTTACGGTTAGGTATTGTATATCTAGCCGTAATATGTTATAATAAGGAAAATAAGAGGAGGAATAAATAAATGAATAAGCCAAAATTAATAATGATGATTGGATTATCTGCAAGTGGTAAATCTACAATGGCAAAATTTATATCATCTGAAATTGGAGCAGTTATAGTATCATCAGATGATATTAGAGGTGAACTTGGAAATGTATCTGATCAGTCCAATAACACAAAAGTATTTGAGATATTTCATTCAAGAATTAAAGAAAATTTGTTAAATGGTATTAGTGTTATTGCTGATGCTACTAATATTACAATCAAATTACGCAAGGCAATATTGGATTGTATAAAATGTATTGGCTGTTATAAAGAAGCATATATTATGTCAAAAGAATATGAAGGATGTTTAAGAGATAATGTAAATCGTAATCATCCCGCACCAATAAATGTTATAGCGAGACAGCGAGATAAATTTCCCTTACCATTTTACGAAGAAGGATTTGATAAAATTACAATTGATTTTGAAAATGATCTTTATGATAAATCTAAATATTATTTTATTAACGAATGTATAGATAAGATGTTAGGATTCGATCAGAATAATCCTCATCACAATCAAACCTTGCTTTCTCACTGTAATACAGTTTTGGAAAAATTTGTTAAAAAATATGAAAGTGATTATACAATAAGATATGCTTTGAGACTACATGATATTGGAAAATTATTTAGTAAAACCACAGATGAAAGTGGTATCTCACATTATTATAATCATGAAAATGTAGGTACTTATTATTTATTAAGTCACACTAATGATATTTTAAACTCTACTTATTTAAACACTGATGAAATTATAGAGATGTTATTTTATGTAAATTATCATATGATGGTATATAATTGGAATAATGATAAAATAAAAGATAAATGGAAAAGAATATTTGGTGATGAAAAATTTAACAATTTAATTAGAATACATGAATGTGATATGTATAGAGGAGATAAATAATGAAATTATGTGATATTAAACGTGCAATTTATACACCACCTTATAAATTTTTATGGATAGATCCTCATTTACAGTATCGTGTTATTTTATTAACACTTGGTGGAAGTCACGCCTATGGTACTGATATTGAAACATCTGATATAGATATTCGTGGATGTGCTTTAAATTCAGATAAAGAAATTCTTACAAATGAAAACTTTGAACAATTCATAAACGAAGCAACAGATACAACTATTTATGCATTTAATAAATTAATTACATTGCTTACCAGTTGTAATCCTAACACAATTGAGATGTTGGGATGTAAGCCAGAGCACTACTTATTGTTAGAAGATATTGGAAAAGAATTAATTTCAAATACAGATATGTTTTTATCTAAACAGGCGGTATATACCTTTGGTGGTTACGCAAACGCACAATTAAGAAGATTAGATAATAAATCCGTAAGAGAGCTTGGTCAGGCTGAAAATGAAGCGCATATATTAAAATCTATTGAACATGCTACATATGACTTTGCACAAAGATATTTTGATATACCGGAAGATAGTATTAAGTTATATGTTGACAAGGCTTTATCAGAAGATTATGATACAGAAATTTTTATGGATGTAAATTTAAAGCATTATCCACTAAGAGATTATAAATCAATGTGGTCAGAAATGTCTAGCATTGTAAAATCATATACGAAGATAGGTAAAAGAAATGAACATGCTATTGAACATGGTAAATTAGGAAAACATATGATGCATTTAATCAGATTATATCTTATGTGCTTAGACATATTAGAGAAAAAAAGGTTGTCACATATAGAGAAAATGATCACGATTTATTAATGAGTATTAGAAATGGTGAGTTTCTTGATAGTAACAATCAACCGATACCAGAGTTTTTTGAAATGGTAAACGAGTTTGAGCA